GCACGACCGGCACCGACCGTTCTAAGGGACCGATTCGGAACGCTCCATGCGGCTCACAAAGTCACCGCACGTCCTCGCCGTTTCTGCCGAGCGCTGATCGCTACGTGTCACGCCCAGCGCCCCGTCAGACCTGTTGTGTGCCCTCGAGGGCCTCCACGCGCGAGAGCAACTCACCGATGATGTCGAGCAGGATGCCCTCCCGGCGCGTCACGTAGTCGGGCCGACGAGCCGCCCACCGGCTGTAGGACGCGAGGCGCTCGGCCAGCGTGCCCTCGGTGGACGGTACGTTCGACACCGTTCGCACGGGCCCCGGGTCGATATGGGTGATCCTCCGGGCCATGACCACCCCGTTCGCGGGGTCGAGCCTTGGCATCGGCGGCAGGTTGAGTGGCATGGGATCAGGCTCCTTGTTTTGCGGCGGTCCGCAGGCCGGCGAGTGTGCGTTCTTGGTGTCGCTCTTGTGCCCCGGCGATGGCCTTGGCTTCGCGGTCCTGCGCTCGTGCCAGCGCGCTCGCCAACGCTCTCCGAGCCCGAAGATCGTCGAGAGGTATCGCGCTGAGGTCGACGCCCGACCGGGCCTTCTCGTAACTCAGGTATGCGCGGATGACGGGGTTCAGCGCAACGCCGCCGTGCGCGAGGTAGGGCGCGATCTCGGTCGCCAGGTACCGCTTCGCCGCGGCGTCACCCCCTTGTCGGATCTCGGCCGCCAGGTTCTGCGCCGTGGCGTTGGCGTCCTCGACCGCGATGCGTGCCAGCTCGCTCACGAGCACCGCGACCGGCGAGGAGTCGCGACCGAAGCGGGTGAACATCTCAGCTCCCGGTGAAGGTCGGGGTGACATACGCAGCCCCGCTCACCGCCACGAACGCCGAGGGGAATAAGCAGGCGATGGCTGCATACTGGCGGGCGTTCACGACGACGCTCAACGACGCGGCGTCGGTCTCCGGCCAGACATCCACCTGCAGCTCGGAGGTGCCGACCCACAGAGCGTCGGGTACGTCGCCGACGAGCATGGTCGCATAGCTGGCCGATGGGCCGGTGGTCGGTAACGAATTGTCCTCGTAAACGTCGGCGCCAAGGACCGTGTATCCGGTAGCGCCTTCATCACGCGAACCGACCATCCCGGCTCGAGCAACAGTGCCCGCCGGCGATGGCAGCCAGACCGGCCGACCATCGGTGCCGACCTGCGCCTGCAGCCACTTCATGTTCAGGGACGGAATGAAGACGTGGGTGGCCGGGAGCACCGTGCCGTTCTCGGTGGTGATCGAGGCCGCGGCCCGGGCCACGTCTTCAAAGAAGGCGGACACTGACGGCGAGCCGGGATTCGTAATGGTCCCGGCGACCGCGACGACGACCGCGATGGCTTGCTGGTCGAGCACCGTCGCCGCCTGGATCGCGGCCTGACGGGCGACGAACATGTCGAACGTGAGCCCCGGCCCGATGCGATCGAAGAGCTGTTGGCTGGTCTTCACACTGCCGGCGATGGTCAGGACCGGCACTTCGATGTAACCGGCTGTAGTCGATGAGGTCGCAAGAGCCTCATTCTCGGTTTGCACCGCCATGGCGAAGCCGTCAGCCGTCACGTTAGGCACGTATACGGTCATGCCGGTCGGCGGCAGGTCGAACGGTGTCGCTTGGCTTGCCAACGCGGCGAAGTTGCTGCGCCACTTGACGAACTCGCGCACGAGGTACGTCGGCGGAACCAGTGCGCCCAAACTCCCGGCGCCGGTCGACCCGGCGCGCTGTTCGATGATCGCCAGCCTGTCGCGACGGGAGAAGTCGAGGGTGGTGCCCTGATGGGCCCGGTATTGCTCGCCGATGCACCGGAGGATGCGAGCGCGCTCCTCGTTGTCGCTGCCCACGAGCAGGTCGGCGCGCACCTCCTCGTCGTAGCGCTTGAGGCGCTGCTCGGCGCCTTGGACGCTGAAGCTGCGCGAAAGCGGATGGACGCCCACGGCCGCCATCCGAAGGGCCACCCGGTCGGCGATCCAACTGTTGGCCGGGTCGGTGCCGTATGTGTGGGGCTCGCCCGTCACGACCACTTTTGGCCCGGCGGTGGTGGCTCGAGCCTCGCCGCTCCCTCCGGCCGCCCACGGATTCGGCGATGAGTTGAACCCGGTGCGCGCCATGTCGCGCGCTTGGCGTGCCCGGTCCTCGTTCGCCTCGTCCCGGTCGATTTTCCGCAAGAGGTCGTCGACCCACGTTTTTGCACGCTCCTCGGTGCGTCTCTTCATCTCGGTCTGACGATCCCACTCAACCTGTGCCGCGGCCAGGCGGTCAGCCGCCCGCGTCTCCTCGGCGCGTGGTCGTTTGGGGCCAGCCCTGTTGGATTTCTCGTCGACCGGTACCCAGTCTTCCTTCGCCATCGCTACCTCATTTCCAACACGGACCGCCGAGCGAACCACCGGCCGGCGGTCTCATAGCCAACCTTTCGGCACCACCGCCGAGCGGTGCGGGGATCTACCCCGAACTCCTCGGCGATCTGCCTCGTCGACAAGACTTCATCCGTTACGCGCGTAACGGGTTCACCCTGTCCGGTCGCGGACATTTTTTGTCCGGCCACCTCGACCTGCTCGCACGCTGTCAGGAGCGCCTCGACGGGAACCGGGAGCCAGCCGCGCTGGGATCGGGCTTGCAAGGCTCGGATGATCGTGACGACCAGCCCGGCCTCGGCCGAGTCGAGCTGGACGGCGACCGTCCGGCCGCTCGAGTCGAGGACGGTGGCCGGCATCAGGTTCGCTCCAGCTCCCCGATCCGGAGAGCGATGGCGGCCCGCATGTGCGTGTAGGTCTCGCGGTTTTCAGGCTCTTCAGCTCGAGCCTCGAGGAGCATGAACACTTCGTCCAGCTCTTCGAGCGCGGGGATTGAGTGGACGCAATCGTCGAAATACAGCGCCCAGAAAGCAACATCATCGATGGTGACGACGTGCTCAGCCCAGCGGCACGGCGGATCGGTCACGGGTGGCCCTGCTCTCGGAAGCGGCGAAGGGTCTCGGCGGCCCACTCTTCGCGCTGCCGTGCGACTTCCGCTAGGTACCCGGGCGGCTTTGACGCCAGCCATTCGGGGCCGGAGATGATGACGACGCCGGGCTTCTCGTCGGCCTGCAGTCCCCACAGCGCCAGGGTGCAAGCAACCAGCGGCGAGATGTCGACCGACGAGGACTTGCGGGACCATGCCCACGCGTCACCCAGCGAGCGCTTGACCGCCCCGTCGAGCGCGGCCGTCAACTCCGGGGTTCCAAGGTGCCGCAGCGTCCCCTGGGTCACGGCGTCGAAGAAGACCCCGCACGCTTGCGCCATCTCCTTCGAGGACACGGTCTCGGCCTCGACACCGGCCCGGTGGAGGTCGGCCAGGAGCGAGCCGGCGGGGCCGGCTGGGTCGATGTAGACACCCGAGGGCTGGTGCCGTTGCACCAGCTCCCCCAGTCGCTCAGCCACCCAACCCGTGCCAGAGCGATGGTCGATGACCTCGACGTGGAGCAGCCCGTCCTCGCGTCGACCGGCGACCGCGATGGCACTGCGCGAACGGTCCGGGGTCACGTCGAGGGCCATCGCCACCGGGTCGATAGCGCGAGAGGAGCGGTCGACCAGCTTCCCCCACACCTCGAGCGGGATGACCGGATCGGTCAGCGCGACGACCCAGCGGTTCAAGTAGGCCCGGGCAAACTCTGAGACCTCGAGCGCCCGAAAGTCGGCGGCGACGGCCGCTTCGCTCACCGTGACGCCGAGCGCGGGCATACACGCGCGCCAGGTCTCGGGGTCTCCCGGGTCGGCGGCGTCTTCCGAGGACCACTCGAAGTACGCCGCGCCCTCGGTGAGAGATGCTTCGGCCTGTTGGCGTCCGGTCTCGACCTTCGCGTGTAGGTAGCGGCTGAGTGACGGCGTGCCCGCGGTAGAAACGACCCAAAGTTGCGGTTGCGGGCGAGTCATCAGGGCCGGGCGAAGCGCCTGTTCGAGTCGAGCGTCAGGGTGGGCGAACGCCTCGTCGAGAACGGCCAGGTCGATCGTCGAGCCGTGCCCGGATTTCTGCGTGCTGGCGACGAGTCCGAGGGTCGAACCGGTGGT